TGTAATTTACAGATACACCCCCCCACGCAAAAATATACGGGGGCATCTGTGTATTTGTATACCCCCACATTGACTCACACCCTTCCAAATCAGCGCATTGAGTCACTGTACCTGTAACGAGTATACTTTTTTCATTGACTATCCTTCAAACTGCCATGACCCCCCCTAGGGGGTTGTGGCTCTTTCTACCACCCATAGGCGAAAAAAAATTATGAGCGACATGTCCGACACCCTCCTCGCTCTACGCAAAGACCCTGTTTTATTTGTGACTACATGCCTCAACGTAAAGCCCCAGAAATGGCAAGAAGAAGCCCTCCACGCTATAGCCACAAAGCCACGCATAGCGATACGCAGCTCTCATGGCGTAGGCAAGACAGCCTTTCTGTCATGGGTTATCCTCTGGCTGCTTCTCACAAGAGTACCTTGCAAAGTACCCTGTACAGCCAACAGCGCTAACCAATTAGAGCAAGTCCTGTGGTCAGAGCTACAGAAATGGGCGAAACGCCTCCCCACAGGCTTCCAGAAGGAACTTGTTTTTGCGTCTGATAAAATAACGCTAAAGAATGTGAAAGAGTCCTTTGCCGTTGCAAGAACAGCACGGAAAGACTCTCCAGAAGCCCTACAGGGTTTTCATGGTACACCTGAAGTTGATGGCTCTCTCTCCTTCATCGTAGAAGAAGCATCAGGAGTGCCGGAGATAGTCATGGAAGTGGCACAATCAGCCATGTCCACGGCTGGCTCTAAAACTGTAATGGTGGGCAATCCTACCAAAGCCACAGGCTTTTTCGCTGATGCCTTTGGAAAAAATGCCGACAGATGGCACACAATGACTGTGTCTTGCTATGACTCGGAGATGGTATCGAAGGACTGGATAGAGGACATGAAGCGTCAATATGGCGAAGACTCTAATATCTTTCGTATTCGTTGTTTGGGTCTTCCCCCCTTACAAGATGACGATACGATAATACCGATACACCTCCTAGAAGACGCGATAAAACGCGATGTAGAACCACAAGAAGTACAGCCCATATGGGGCGTAGATATATCACGCTTTGGCTCAGACCGCTCTGCCCTTGCCAAACGCAAAGGCAATGTTTTACTTGAGCCGATTAAGAACTGGTCACAGAAAGACCTTATGGAGACAGTCGGCATAATCCTTGCTGAATATGAGTCTGTACCCTATGACCAACGCCCATCCGATATTCTTGTGGACTCCATAGGACTAGGCAGTGGCGTTGTTGATAGACTAATAGAATTAGATCTCCCAGCGAGAGGCGTAAATGTTGCCGAAAGCCCCGCCCTCGGACAACGCTACATGAAGTTGCGCGATGAGTTATGGTTTAGAGCGAAAGAATGGCTTGAGGCAAGAGATTGCAAGATGCCTGAAGACGAGACCCTTATCCATGAGCTGTCAAGTGTTCGTTATGGAATTACGTCAAACGGCAAGTTTAAGTGTGAGGGCAAAGATCAGATGAAGCGCAGAGGGCTAAAGTCACCAGACCTCGCTGATGCGTTTGTATTAACCTTTGCGTCACAGGCGGTTAGAGCGAGTGGACAGAGTTATACGAGTTATGGCTATAGAAGAGAGCTTTCCTATGGAGATACAAATTGGATAGTGTAAATGGGATTATTGGACAATTTAAATTTTTCGCAGCCCTTTCGTATTTCGAGTCTGTTACCAAGCGAGGCACAACTACAGGCGTTTAAGCAAAAGAGTGATGCCGAAGCATTACAGCAATTTAGTCAAGACCCAAACCCTATACGCAGAGTGCCGTTTAATATACTGACAGCACTAGGCGTAAACCCTACCATCGCCCAAGCTGCACCAACAACCGCAGACATACTTCCTGTAACAGGAGATATCAGCGCATTAGCCGATGCGCGAACAGCCTTTGGACAGGGTGACTTGGCAACGGCTGGATTGCTAACAGCAGCAACGCTAATACCTGGAGCGTCAACAGTAAAAGGCTTAACGAAAAAAGCACTAACAAAAGAACAAATAGACCCACTAGGATATGGTAAGACTAAAGGCTTGATGACTGAGCCTCTTACTGAGCTTGATATTGGATATGTAGATCAGGGGTTACTTGCTCCTAAGAAAGATTTGAGCATAGAAGATTTACAAGGCTCGGTGTTATTCCCTCTTCTGGGAGATCAAAGTAAAGCCGGAAGCGATTTAGTTAGTATTGGAGGCAACACCTTTAAGACCCCTGTGCCTTTAGATGGGGGCTTTAACTTCATGCGTCTAAATCCTGAAGAAAAAGCTGTATGGGCTTCTGCTGAAGGGGTTACGACAAGAATACGAAATCAGGTAAACAAGATAGCCGATGAAACTGGATTGCCTGTTAACATGATTTACTCAGCAATGGGTAAAGATGCGGTGGATTTTGCTTCTTTTCCAGCGTTGACTCTTACAGAGATGCTTCCTTTCTCTAAGATTAAGAAGAAGGACTTATCTGAATTTCACAAAAAAATGAAATCGGATATAAATATCGGAAGCGATGCATATAAAGGAATAAAAGATTTTCCTAAACTGGATGATGAAGGATTAAGAGCGTATCTTGAAAAAGCTGCACCTGAGACAAGGAAAAAATTTGTACGCTTAATGGATACCGCGCCATTTCAAAACGCTGGATTTCCAAGTGTAGCGCAAGCACGATTTGCCACTACTGAGGATGTATTAAAGAATGTAGGTGCTGGTGAAACTGGTGCTGCTATAAGCACATTGGATATGTCTAGGATGCCAAGCAGTGATGTAAAGTTTCCACACAGTACATATGACTCACAATTGTTTGGAGATTATCAAGGTGGGTTACTACAAACTGCGCCAAGAGAAGTTGTATTTAGAGACTTTTTTAAGTCACTTGAAAACCAAAAAACAAAAGCTGGAAATCCTTTGAATCCAGCAATGAAGGATTATACATTTAGATTGAATTTGCCGTCACAAGTTGTAGATCAGGAGCTTGTTGATACGATTATGAATTTTAATAAATCACGCTAATAAAAAAGAGTCGAGAAACAGAGGTGGATGTTCCTCTTGGTCAATACCTAATGCTTTACAGACCATAGCATCAAACTCATCAACCTCTTGAGCCGAAAGTTTTGGGGCGTGTTCTAACAGGCTTTTGACTATTAGTTGCCTATGATTAAATTTGTCCATTGTGGTCTCCTTCTTGGAATAGGAATTATACAAAAATTTTAAGAATTATTCAACGATATATGACATGGCAACGACAAAAGACGTAGATAGAACCCCCTCTGGACGCATTAAGTACAGGGGCGAGAGCTTTGCGGGGTTTAACAAGCCAAAACGCACCCCTGGTAAGTCAAAGAAGTTTGCCGTACTTGCCAAAAAGGGCAATGACATAAAGATGGTGCGCTATGGAGACCCTAATATGGAGATAAAGAAGGATAATCCAGCGCGACGTAAGAATTTTCGGGCGAGACACAACTGCGATACCGCAAAAGATAAGTTCACCGCACGTTATTGGTCGTGCAAAAATTGGTAAGGAGCGAAAAATGATGATGCCAATGGGAAGATACAAGAAAGTTATGACAATGGAAGTCAAAGCAGCCCCCATGAAGAAGAAAAAGACCAAGAAAAGGGCAAGAAACACGAAAAAAGGCACAATTGTCGGTAAATATTCATCACAAGAAGCATAAATCAGGAGAGGTAAATAGGTATGTCACAGATTTACAAGCACACAATACATAAAAACAAGGTTGC